GTCGCTCTTATAGGCGTTACATCGTAAAAAGATGACCCCTCGTTAACGTAAAACTTGAGATGGGTTCCAAGGCCAATGTAAGCAATTCCATCAATGGCTACCCAGTCCTCCAGAGACCGACATACGCCAAGAAAAGAATTAGAACTATATTTTTCCCAGCCGCCTATCTTTTCTGGCCTGCCCTTCCTGAACCGAACCTTATCAGCGTCATACCAGCCAGCATCAGCACTGTACTCAGTACCTTCTCTGTTTATTCCTGGCTGAAACTGTAGTTTGGTTAACGGCATAGTTATCTCACATAGGGATTGAAGTGCATTCTTGGAGGCATATAAGACGGGTAGCTTGAAAGCAAAGAACCTATTCCTCTCGGCACTCCATAACCCTGGTTAAAACCCCCGCCAAATGAACCGCCATACGGAGAAGGAGGCATATACGGAGAAGGTTGATATCCGCCGAATCCTCCGCCAAATCCTCTGCCAAATCCTCTGCCAAATCCTCCGCCATGCGGCTGCGGTCTCATCCCTTTGCCCGGACTGCCATAAGAAGAAAACGGCATCGGTTGCATTATCTGAGGAGGAGCAACCGGACGAAGAGGCGAAGGACGAGGAGTAGCGGGCCGGATCTGATCACGCATACGTTCACTAAGTGAATCATGAACCGGACGCATTAACTGCTGTGTTACATCTAATTCTGCCCCCGGCTGCGGAGCAAGAGGCTGCGGCGCTACAATCGCGCCTGCCTGTGCTTTGTTCAAATCTTCTCTCGCGCGCAAAAATGCCATTTTGTCGCGAGGGCTGCCGGGCAGGTTTCGATATTCCTGATCTTCACGTTGGCTTTTTTCCCGAGCCAAATCTGAGAAAAGGCTGTCGATGGAGCGATCACGCAGGGTAGGAACAGGGTCTCCCGGCCTCGACATTTCCATCGACTGTAACTTGCTTTTGACATTCCTCCCTCCGGCCTGTCGCCACTCGTCGTCGCTTATGCCTTCGGCTTCGCCCTGTTGCTCCCAGCGAATGCGAGCCTCCTCTAAATCTGTTTTGCCAGTCCATGCTGGAAGAGGCGCAGGGAAACCTCTCCGACGACTATCTTCCCGACGATTATCAGGAGGCTGGGCCATCGGAGGCTGGGCCATCGGAGGCTGGGCCATCGGCGCTCTGCCCTTGCCAGGGCCGCTTGGGTATCCTCCACCGAACTGAGGCTGCTGGTACCCACCAAATCCTCCACCGAACTGAGGCTGCTGGTAACCACCAAATCCTCCACCATATGGCGGTTGCTGCTGTGCTGGCGGTTGACCAAAAGGCGCTCTGCCCTTGCCGGGACCGGCAGGGTATCCCCCGCCGTACTGAGGCTGCTCATAGCCCCCCTGTCCACCAATTCTTCCGCCCATGCCCATAAAAATATCCCTAGTACGACCCGGTACGGATCATTTGGGTCAGTTCTTTCGCCCTGTTACCCACCTGACCAGACCAACTGGAATCCATGAACTGATCGGCTGCTTCATTCCAGTCCCCGGAAGCCATGCCTGCAAGCGCCTTCTTGAACGCTCTCAGGCGCGTCTGACCGAGATTAAAGCTGATATCAATTAGTGCGTCCTGCCTGACCGAATCAAGACCCGCAAACCAGTCATATTCAGAGTCAAGCTCTGAAACAACGCGGTCAATATCATTCTGAAGAAGGTAGTCCACCTCATCATCTGACAAGCCTATCCCGCCTTCAGGGTCTACATTCCTGCCAACCCCGACCGTAATCTTTGATGCACTGCATTTATAAGCGTGTGTTTCCACACCCTCATGCACCTTCAGCATTTCAACCAGTTTTTCTCGCATTATTTCCTCTTGAAACCCAAGCCTCGTCCTGTTCTGTTTCGGGATCATCAGCGATATACCGGCCTTTCCCGTCCCTTGCCCTGACCATCTCGTCAGGAAGCTCAGAAGTGGCTCCCACGCCAATAGGAACCGACTCACTGACAGACTCTGTATCTTTGGAAAAAAAACCTAACAATCGACTGAAAAAATTCATTTCTGCTTCGCCTTTCCTATATTCAAAGCCAGCAAATCAACCAGCTTGTAGAGTTTACCGATCCACACATCGTCCTTCGGTGTCGGCGTCGATGCCGCAACAAGGCTCGCAACAGTAACAATCATCGTCAATACGCTGATTGTTGTCATTATCGTACCCATATATACCCCCTAATTGACTTCTTCGGTTTGTTTTGCAATCTGATCGGTGATGTCCCATACGTTCAGGTTCGACGCGATTGTCCTGCGCTCGCCCTCACCCTTGAACGGATAAACCATGTGCTGCAACCATGACGGGAACATATAGAGCTTGCCAACCTGGGGCTGCAATGCCGTGGACTGCGGTGGCCGTAACCGCTCCACATCCATAAGCGAGTTTCTGCCATACTGAAACGCCAGATAGCCGTCACAAGCCCCACTGGAATTGTAGAGACTGTAATTCGGCGTACCTGCGGTGGGCTGATCCAGTATCTGCTGCGGAACTTTAGTCCAGCAGGTTACTGAAATACCCATAATCGTTTTAGTGCCGTGGTCATGGATAGGATTGTAGTCACCCTCAAAGCTGTGGACTGACCACAACTCATCAACCTCGACCTTGCGTGTTCCTGTCAAAATGTTTGCAGTCTGCTGGCTGAAGTGCTTGATATACTCAATACCAAGGCCACAGATTAAATCAGAAAACTCCTTTAACTCAGGAGCTTCATGGTTCATCGTCAGTTGCTGACCATGCTGAATCTGGCCTACCAGAGTCCCCGCATGAGAGCGACGATCCTCACTTTCAAGAAGTTCATCCAGATAACCATTGAGACCATCAACCATTTCTGAAGGCAGATCGGTTTCCAGCATAAATGCCGCAGGCAGGGTCCAGTTCTGAAATTGAATCTCTGGCATTAGCTTGGAATCGTGTAGTTGTTATCAGGAACAGGATTCGCCGGTGGGCTGGTAATCACGCTGTCCACCTGACTGGCAAACACCGCGTCCCAATGACTGGTAGGGCAAAGCGCCTCTAGCTCGGATTTAGACCAGCTACCTTTAGCCTTCTTAGCAAAGACCGTAACGCCGTCACTATCTACATTATTAACGTTTGTAGAAAACGTGCTGGTGTAATACGTCGAATCGCCTTCGCTATCGTTCTCATACGTCATTTCCAAGTCCCACTTTTCCACCTTGCTGGACTTAAGATGAGGCACCGCCTTGGTCAGAGCTTTAGTTACTGCCATTAGTTTTGCTCCTTCTTGAGTTTTTCAATTTCAGCAGAGAGTTCTTGAACAGCATTTACCAGCATAGGTACAAATTTGTTGTATTTAAGCCCATACATTTTTCCATCATTACTGAGACTGGAAATTAAATTACTTTTTTCTTCGACGCTAAATCCGTAATTTTTTTCCAATTCATTTACATCTTGAGCAAGAAATCCTACATCGAGTTGCTCACTCTTATATTTTCCATCAGGAGTAATGTCTTGATCCTTACTATAGTGACTACGCTTATCCCAGCGATAAGTGACAGGCTTCAGTTGGTTGACAAAACTTAATCCAGAATTTAACTCTGAAATATCTGTTTTATCTCTGCCATCAGATGCAACTGTCCAATCTACCTGAATATGTGCATGAGTGATGTTTTCATCACCAAGACAAATTTGGTTGTCTCCTGTAGTAACAGCACCGCCCGGAGAGCTTGCAATTCCTGCATCCTTACCCAAGCAAAGATTATTATCACCTGTGGTGATCGCTGCTCCTGAACTTTTGCCAACGGCTGTGTTTGAGGCTCCCGTTTCGTTAGAACCCATTGAGCTTTTTCCGACTGATGTGTTGTAGTTTGCGGTCGTATTTGCTGACAATGCACCATATCCAATAGCAACATTCTCGGCTCCGGTTGTATTGGCATCTAGGGCTTCAGCACCGACCGCTGAGTTCTCTGCTCCGTCAATGTTGGCTTTTAGTGCATCTTTACCTATGGCAGTATTGCTGCCTGCTGTTGTGTTGGCTTCTAAGGCGTTTTTGCCAATTCCAACATTGTTATCACCAGTCGTGTTGGCCTTTAAAGAAGACTCGCCCAGAGCCGAATTTCCTGCGCCAGTTGTGTTGGCTATTGCGGAGTTATAACCAACTGCCGTGTTGTTATTTGCGGTTGTATTTGCAGTTAGAGCCTGATAACCCACAGCAACATTATTGGCCCCAGTGGTATTGGCATCCATTGAGTCTTCGCCAATACTGATGTTGTATGAAGCAGTGGTGTTCGACAGAAGAGCATCTTTGCCTACCGCAATATTATAACTGCCGGTGGTATTTGCGGCTAAAGCACTTTTGCCTACCGCAGTATTCGATGCTCCGGTAGAATTAACCAGCAAAGCACTGGCACCCACGGCAGTGTTATGATCGGCTGTTGTCGTAGCCCCACCAGAATTGTCCCCGACAAAAGTATTATTACTTCCCGTTGTAACAGCATCCCCGGCTGCATAGCCCACGGCTGTATTGTCTGTGCCAG